GTGCTGAACAAGAAGTTTAGCACAAGCTACTCGGCCGCGCGCGGCGCGCTCAACGAGTTTTGGCGCGAGTGCGAAACGGAGCGGGAGTTTTTTAACACGGACTTTAACCAGCCTATCTATGAGGAATGGTTTGCCGAGGCGGTGGCGACGGGACGCATTAACGCGCCGGGATTTTTTACCGACCCGGCTATCCGGCGCGCGTACACCAACTGCCGGTGGAACGGCCCCGCGAGAACCAACCTAAGCCCCGTGGACGAGGTGCAGGCGGCGCTCTTGCGCGTGCAGGCGGGCTTTAGCACCGCCGAGGAAGAAACCGCGCAGATGACCGGCGGCAGCTACATGAGCAACATCAAGCAGAGAAAGATTGAAGCGCAACTCAAACGGGAGGTGGACGAGATTGCGGGCGAAACACAAGAGAGCGGAATTTCGCAACAGCACGGCGGCAACAACGACTCCGGCGGCGGCGAATAAAAAGTTCTGGCAGTTTAAAAACCTTGCGGGGGGCACGGCGGAGCTGCTTTTATACGGAGATATCGCCGAAACAAGCTGGTGGGGAGACGCAGTGACGCCAAAGCAGTTTAAGAGCGACCTTGACGCGCTGGGCAGCGTGAGCGGTATCACGGTGCGCATTAACAGCGGCGGGGGCGACGTGTGGGCCGCGCAGGCCATTGGCAACCTGCTGGAAGAGCACGCGGCGCAGGTGACGGCGCACATAGACGGCCTTTGCGCCAGCGCGGCGACCATTGTGGCGTGCCACTGCAACAAGGTGGAAGCTGCGGCGGACACCACTTACATGATCCATCCGGTGCAGGTGGGGATTTTCGACTATATGGACGCAAAGAAGCTGGAACAGTACAAGCAGGCGCTTGACGGAATCCGGGAGAACATCCTTGACCTTTACGAGAGAAAGACCGGACAGAGCCGTGAGGATTTGGCCGCATGGATGGACGGCACAAGCTGGTGGACGGCCAACGAAGCCAAAGAGAAAGGCTTTGTGGACGAAGTTTTGAACGCTGGCGGCGCTACCACGGTGGAAAACCGCAACGGCGTGCTGTTTGTGAACAGCGTGAACACCAAACTGCCGTTTGACACGGCGCCCAATTTTTTGCAGGACAGCGCGGCGGCGAAAGCCGCAAGCGGTGCTGAAAATAAAACCGCCCCGGCGGGAACGCCGGAGACAAGCCACGAGGAGGGCAAAACAATGGAGATCAAGACTGTGGAAGATGCCCGCAAGGCGTTCCCCGATTTGGTAGACCAGATCGAGAAGAACGCCGGGCAGACAGCCGCGCAGGCCGAGCAGGAGCGGCTCAAGGCCATCGATGAGGTGGCAAAGCTGTTCCCGACAGAGCTGGTGAACGCGGCAAAGTACGGCGAGAAAGCCTGCGACGCAAAGGAGCTGGCGTACCGCGCCGCGCTGGACAGCGCGAAAAAGGGCCGCGAATTTTTAGAGGCCCGCGAGATTGACGCGCAGGAAAGCGGCGTGAAGAACGTTGCAAGCGTGCCGCCGGAGGACAAAAAGCCCGGCGCGGCAAACAGCCCGGCTGAGAACAGCGCGCTGGGCAAAAAGGACGCGCAGGCATTTTTGAACCTGATGGGAAAAGGGAAGGTGAACTGAGATGAGCGAACTGTTGAGCAAAGTAGGCTCTGTGGAGCAAGATAACCTCATCGCGCGCGTGTTCCCGCCCGCTGAAGTGACGGGCGTGAAGATCGCCAAGGGCACGGCAGAGGCCACTTATAAGCGCGGCACCCTGCTGGCCGCCGACGCGGACGGAAACATTACCGTTATGGCTACCGGCGGCAACCCCGCATATATCCTTGCGGATGATGTGACCGTGGGCACCGACGCGGACGCGGCCACGACCGCATACCGCACAGGCTGCTTTAACAAAGAGGCCGTGGAGGAAGCCACGGGCTACACGCTGACCGCAGCGGACGAGGACGCGCTGCGCAAGTACGGCATCGTTTTCGTGGACAAGATGCTGTAAAAGGAGGACGCATAACATGAATATCTACGATACTTATTACATGTTGGCGGCAGTGCAGGAGATCCCGCTTGAACAGACATTCTTCAAGAGCCGGTATTTCCCCACGAACACGACGCTGGACGTGTTTGGCACCACCAAGGTGCTGGCCGACTACAAAAAGCAGACCCAGAAGCGCGCACCCTTTGTTCTGCCGCGCATTGGCAGTTTGCCGGTGGGCCGCGAGGGCTTTAGCACTTATGAGCTGGAACCCGCGTATATCGGCGTTTCGATGCCGCTGACCTACGACCAGCTGACCAAGCGCGGCTTTGGCGAGAGCCTGCTTTCCGGCATGACGCCGGAAGACCGCGCCAAGGTGCTGCAAATGAGCGACATGCAGACCCTTAGCGCCATGATCAGCCGCACCGAGGAGCTGATGGCCTGCCAGACCATGCTTGACAACGGCTGCACCATGCGCCATGAAACGGACAACGCGGACGTGTACGAGGACGTTCACGTTCAGTTCTACGACGGCGACACGAACCCGGCGGAGTACAAGCCCAGCGCAAAGTGGGCGAACAGCAAGGTGTCGAGCGGCGTTATCACAAAGGGCAACTGGTACGCGGACATTGTGGCCATGCTGAAAAAGCTCAAGCATCGCGGCCTGCCCGCCACCGACCTGCTTGTGAGCGCGGACGTGGGCGACTTTTTGATGAACGACCCGTGGATACTCTCCATGCTGGACAACCGCCGCGCGGAGATGGGCGGCATTAAACCCACGGAGCTGACGCCCTATGTGACGCAGCTGGGCCGCTTTAACTTTGACGGGCGCGAGCTGGATATCATTGTGTGCGACGGCAGCTATGAGGCGGACGACGGCACCGACACGGCGTATCTGCCGGGCGGCAGCGTGATCATTACCGCCGCAAACTGCGGGCGCGGACTGTACGGCGCGCACAGCCAGCTGGAAAATGACGGCGTGTGGCACACCTACGCCGGTATGCGCGTGCCGCAGCATATCTTTACCGTGAAGCCGCCCGTGAGCGAGACGCAGGTTGTGGCCCGCCCGCTGATGGTGCCGAACCGCCCGAACCCCTGGGTGACGGCAAAGAAAGTGCTGACCCTGGCCTAAACCGAACATCCCTGCCGGGAACGCCCGGCGGGGTTTTATTTTGCCCGGAGGTGAGCGCGGATGCCGGTTGACGTGAACCAGGAATACGAAGTGCCCGGCGGAGAGGACGAAGAAACCGCCAAGACGTTCAAGGACTTTGCGGCCGAGGACGTGGACGAGGTTTTCTTTTGCCTTGATGAGTTTGCGGAAACGCACAACATCGACGGCAAGGATATGCCCGCCGTGATCGAAACTGACCAGCTGAAAGACCACAGCGCGCACTGGGAGGCGGGAGCCAAACAGAATTTTGATACCGGGCTATACGACGCAGTGCTTACGCTCTATGTGAAAGCGGAGGACTACGGCGCGAAACCGAAAATCAAGAAGAAGCTGATTTTGGACAAAGACCCGAAAATGTTCCAGGTGCTGGACGTGACCGAAGAGAGCGGCGTTTACCGGATGCAGATCGGGAGGGCGAGGCTGTGAGCGTGACAAGCTACAACCCGGACGCCATGACCGTGACGGTGGACGACGCCGAGGTGCGGCAGGCGCTGGGCGATTTGGCCGCAAAAACGCCCGCCGTGCTGAAAACCGCCATAAACAAAACCGCGCGGCAAATGCGCAAAGAGGAAATAAAGGAAGCGAAATCGCGCTATGCGCTGAACCCCAAAGGGCAGGAAAAACTGAAAAACCTGAAACAAAAGCGCAAAGCCACGAACGCAAGCCTTGTGAACATCCACCGGCAAAACGACATGGGCCGCAAGCTGGATATGGCGTATTTCCAGCACAGGACGAGCGAGGTGCACACCGGCTGGGATGCCGTGATGAACAGCCCGCGCTATTACAGCGTGAAAGTGCTGAAAAGCGAGGGCTACCACAACATTGAGGCCGGGAAGAACAAATCGAAGGGATTTTTGGCCGAGTTTAGCAACGGGCACATTGGCATGGTGAACCGCAAGCTTGACCACTACACGCAAAACTACCGCACCAAAAGGGGCAAGCGGCGCTGGCGCGCCACGGCGGACGGGGAGAAGAAAGGCGTGCAGGCGCTGGAAACCACGGCCCGCCCCGGCGCAAGCGACATGGAAGCAAAGGTGTGGCGCGACATTGTGCGCGAGGAAACCGAGGGCAACCTGCAAGAGAACGTGCAAAAGCGCGTTGAGCAGGTAGTGGCGAACGCGGCAAAGAAGAGGTGAGCAAATGGCGGTTTTTACGAGAAACACCCACGGCCTGACACCAAAAGCCGCGCTGGACGCCATGGTGGACGAGCTGAAAGAGCTGTTTAAAGGCCAAAAGTTTACCGGGCCGGACGGGCAGGCGGAGCTAAAGGTTTTCAGCCAACTGTACCCGATACAAGAGTGCAGCGACGACGGATATCTGGACGACCTCAAGCTTGCTGCGTCGCTTGCGCCGTCGCTGCTGGTGCAGATGGAGGGCGGCGAAATTGCGTCCGCAAACAGCCAGCCCATCGTGACGCTGCGCCCCGTGGCGTGCGTGTATGACGGAGATGTGCACCGGGACGGCTATAACGAGGTGTACGCCATTACGCAGGCCATTGTGGAGCGGTTTGACCAGGACGCGGACTTTGGCGGCGCGTTTGAAACGCGCTACCCGCTGCTGTGGGCGATCCAACAGGAAGAATCCGTGCCGTACTACTTTGGCGCGGTAACAATCGACTGCGCACTGCCGAGGATGGTGCGCAACTCACAAAACAAAGAGGTGCGAGATTTACTATGAGCGAAAAAAAGACAGAAACCGCAAAGGCGGAGACGGCGGCAACCGTCGAGGCGAACACGGGCGAAAAAGCGGCCGGAGAAACCGTGGTGTACTGCGGGCCTACCGTGCGCGGCGTGGCGCGGCAGTTTACGGTTTTTAGCGACGGCGCGCCGCAGAAAGTGCAGGACTTTTGCACAAAGTACCCGGTGGCGGCAAACCTTGTGGTGCCGCTGGAACAGTTTGCAGCCGCGCGCAAGAACATCTCCGAGGGCACCGGCCGGGAGAGCGCGCTGCTGCGCAGTTTGAAAAAGCAGATGGAGGAGGGCTAAACAATGGCATATGAGCATGGAATTACCGTGCTGGAAAAAGGCACAGCGACTACTGCGGCCATTACCGGCACGAGCGGCCTGCAAGTGGTGGTTGGCACCGCGCCCGTGAATATGGTGGCGTATAACGCAACCAAAAGCGGCGTGGTGAATGTGCCCATTTTGGCAAACACCTACAAAGAGGCCGTGCAGCAGCTGGGCTACTCGGATGATTTTAAGAGCTACACGCTGTGCATGGAGATGTACCACACGTTCCAAGTGGAGGGCGCGGGGCCCATTGTGCTGATCAATGTGCTTGACCCGGCTAAGCACAAGAGCGCGTTTAGCGAAACCACGCTGACCCTGACGAACACCATGGCGACGCTGAACGAAAAGGGCGTGCTGACAAGCTCCCTCACCGTAAAGAGCGGCACCACGGCGCTCGACGCCGGGGACTACACCACCGAGTTTAACGATGACGGCACGCTGGAGATCACCGTGACAAAAACGGGCGTGAGCACCATCACCGTGAGCGGGGAGAAGCTTGACCCAAGCATGGTTACGGCCAAAGACATCGTTGGCGGCCTGGACAGTGCGACCGGCGAAGAGACCGGCATTGAGGCCGTGCGCAAGGTGTACCCCAAGCTCGGCATGACGCCGGGTATCATTCTGGCCCCGTACTGGTCGAAAGACGCGACCGTTTGCGCGGCGCTGCAAGCCAAGGTGAAGATCATGAACGGGTGCTTCCGCGTGTTCTTCTGCGCGGACATTGACAGCTCCGACACCGGCGCAACGAAATACACCGACGTTAAGAGCCAGAAAGAGAAGCAGGGCCTTAACAGCGCATACGGCGCAGCCGGGTGGCTGTGGGGTAAAGTTGGCGACTATCTGATCGCGCCAAGCGTGGTGATGGCCGCAAAGCTGGCCTATGTGGACGCAAGCCTTGGCGACGTGCCGTATGACGGGCTGGACAACCAGACCGTATCCATTAGCGCCGCGTGCCTTGAGGACGGCACGGAGGTGCTGCTTGACCAGGAGCAGGCAAGCGAGGTGAACGGCTATGGCGTTTGCACCCTGCTGAACATGAACGGCTGGCGGCTGTGGGGCAACAACACCTGCGCATACCCCTCGAACACCGACCCCAAAGACCGCTGGATCAGCATCCGGCGCTTTATGAGCTGGGCGGCGAACACGTTTATTTTGACCTACTTCCAGAAGCTTGGCCGCCCTGTCAACACGCGGTTTATCCAGGACATTGTGCAGAGCGAGAATATCCGGGGCAACAGCTTTGTTGCGCGCGATATCTGCGCGAAATACAGCATTGCCTACGATGAGGACAGCAGCGACCTTGCAAACGGCAAAGTGGCGTTTTATCAGTACATGTCCCCGTATCCGCCCGCTGAGAACATTGTGGACACCATCGAGTACGATTTGACCGCAGTGACCGAAGCGCTTGCGTCGGCATAAGGGAAAGGAGGTAAACGAACATGGACACCAGTTTGATTCCTGAAAAAATCAACGACTTTAACGTCTATTTGAGCGGCGACAAGATGATTGGCCACGGCGAGGAAATGACCCTGCCGACCATTGAGGAGCTGACAAGCACCATCTCCGGCGCGGGGCTTGGCGGCGAAATTGACAGCCCCACGCCCGGCAAGTTTAAGAGCATTGAGCAGGAGCTGACGTTTAACCTGATCCAGTCCAGCGCAAAGCTCATCAACAGCCAGGCGGCGGTTGACCTGACCTTCCGCGCGGCACAGCAGATGTTCGACTCCGCAGACGGCGGCGGCTATCAGTATGTCGGCCTGCGCATTGTCGAGCGCGGACGGCTTAAAAAGCGCGAGTTTGGCAAGCTGAAAATCGGCGAGAGCCAGGAAGTGAAAATGACGCTGGAACTGACCTACTTTATGGTGGAAAGCGACGGCGAGACCGTGCTTGAGATCGACAAGCTGAACGGCACCTTTATTGAACACGGAGTTGATATGATGGCGGCCATTAAGGCGCTGATCTAAACTACACGGCCCGCCTTGCGGATGGACGCAGGGCGGGCTATTTTTTGCAAAGCCGCCCGGCGGGCGGCAGAAAGGACGCACCATGAGCGAAGCGACAACCGCCGCAGCAACCGAAGAAAAGAACGAGTATTATGTGGAGTTTAAAAAGCCGTACAAGTTTGAGGGAAAAGAGTATGCGGGAATTGACCTCTCCGGCGTTGCGGAGCTGAAAATAAAAGACCTTGCCGAGGTGCAAAAGCAGCTGCAAAACGGCGGCGAGGCGGCGGCAAGTCTTTTGATGGAAACGACCACCGCTTTTATTTACACCATCGCGGCGAGGGCGACGCAGAAACCGGTCGAGTTTTTTAAGCGTATGCCGGTGAAAAAAATCGAGGCCGTGCGGGAAACCGTGATGAAAGCCATTAACACAAAGGTGGACGAAACCGAAAACCCCCAGCTGCTAAAGCTGAACGCGCCCTATATTTACGAGGGAGCGAGAGACGACATCCGGGGCAAGAGCTACACCGAGGTGAGCTTTGACAACGCGGGCAACATTACGGCAATGGACAAGGCCGCAGCGGAGAACAAGATGGCCCTGGCGGGCCAGCCGGTGACGGGCATTGCGCGCAACTATGTGTATAGCTGCTACATTGCCGCGCGGGCGGCGAATTTGCCGGAGGACTTCTTTTTGAATCTGCCCGCGTGCGAGGGCATGAAGCTGCTGCTGGTTTTGAACGGCGACGGTTTTTTCGAGTAAACGCCACGGGCAAAGAACTGCGCAAAGCCGCCATCGCAATGTCCATGTCAACGTTTACCGGCGCTGACTTTTACTTAAAACTGCCCTTGCAGGAC